CACAACCGCTGATGTCCCTGACGGGGTGTAGTACGTCGTGGTGCCGTAAATGGCACTGACGTTAACAATATTTGGATTTGCCATCTGAGTTCCTTAACTAAATACGATGGCAACGGCAATTGCCTTGCCTGTTGATGCGCCCGTGCCAGTTAACGTACCGGACGCCAAACTCAATGTCCCCGCCACAGAAATTTCTTCTGCGACACCGGTACTCGCGGTGGTGCGTCCAAGCAAGCGATTGGTGGCAAGTTGTAACGAGTGCTCAGCATTCCAGTTCGATGGCTGGACAAGAGTTGAATCCGCACCATCAAGCTTGCCACTTGCAAACGCATGTCTAAGCGATACCGCCATGATTATGCAATCCTTAGAATTGCAGTAGAGCCAGGAGCCGGGAACTGCACCGTGAAGTTTGAAGTGCTAGAAGTCTTGTCGCCGCCAAAGTTCAAAACAGCCACAGCTTTTCCATCTGATGCTTTGTAGATCAAAGCACCCCTGGCTGTAATTGATGCTGAACTCCAAGACACATCATCAAAGTCGATATACGCAGTTGAGCCAGTGAGCGTTGGAGTCGCAACAATCGTTAACTGAATGCCGCCAGTCGTGTAGTACGCCGCGCTTGCCACTTCGCCAGTACAAGTGGTGTAGCTCGTCGTATTCTCATCCAGGTCAAGCGTTCCATTTCTGGTTGCTGCTGAAGTAAAGAGTGCAATCTTGTATCCGCTGCCACCGGCAGTGGTTGTCGTGAATGCGTGCGACCCGCTCAAAATCTCAGTTTTGAATGAATTGCACATCACCGAAGTGCTCGAAATAGCCATTCGTCTTTCCTTTAATTAGAGAATCGAAGAGGTGTCGAGAACTGAACCTGGAAGGTTCCGTTTGACGCGGTCGTATCCGTACCAAAGTCCACGTACGAAACCAGCCGGTCAGTCGCAGAGGTGCCAGTGTTTTTGTAAATCACAGCGCCGCGTGCGGTAAAAGAAGCTGCCGTCCATGACACCGAGGAAAAAGTAATCTCCGCCCGATTGTTTACGTTATCTTGCGATACGCTTGCCGTCGTCGAAGCCCCACCGCTTGTGTACGCTGAGCCAGAGGTGTTTGTAATCTCGTTGGTAACCTGATTGCGCTTTGAGTGATTGTCCTGATCGGGCGTATAAGCCGATCCGACAAGCATTACCTTAAACGAATCCGTGTTGAAGTTTATGCTTCCAGAGACAACGTCTGTCAACATTGAATTGTAGTTTAGAGAAGCCATGCTATTACCCTAGAAAAATAATTGACTTCATATCCGGCGCATCCTCACCTGCATGTTTGCGCGAACCTGTCCTCGGGATGCGCGTTGCCGAGCTTCATTGACGCCACTCATAAACTTTGATTGATGAGCCATCACCAATTGAGGGGCTGTATACGCCTTGCCAGGAGACGCAAATAGGCGAGCAAGCGCACCACTTGCAATGGTCTCCGTGTAGTCCTCGTAAAGCGAGTCTTCACAAGTTGTTGAAGACCGAGTCGGCTTCAATGAGACTCGCATCGTAAGCGAATTGGAGGTGGACTCCGATGGGTATGGAAAGATCGAAATTGTTCTTTCGTCTTTCTGCGTATAAACCATAGGCGTCGATTTGTTTGGCGAAACTCCAGTTGCACCTTTGTTGTAGAACAGCGGGTCATTGACATAGTCAGGTGCAACGGGCTGCAACTCATTTGCTTTGTACCAAGCTTTCATGACCTTTACGACAAGCTGCCCCGTGGGCGGATCTAAGTCGTAATCGATAATGTTGGCTACTACCGAGATCGGATCATGGTCGCGTTGTATGAACTGGCTTCTTACGCAGAAATCAATCGCAGCATCCCGTATGACTTGCAACGCAAGGACCTCGGGGCAACCGGGTGCCTCTACCATTACGTACGGTAAAAAGTCCTCGTACGAAGCCATTAAAGACCGCCAGCAGAGATGCCAGGGGTGGGCGATGAGCCCTTGGAATTCAAGTCCGGCGAGTACGCCGCATCTTTTTGAGTCTTGATGCCAAGGATCGAATTAACAATAGAGAGATAAGTATTGGCCAAAGTGGCATTGGAAGCGTACTCCGCATCTTTTGAATACGCCCGGAACAGAACGTAGTTCACAACCACATCAAGATAGATGTCAGACACAGATAGATCAGTTGCAAGCGATGTTGCAATCGTTGCTGCGCTCGTCGAGTCGTATGCAATTTCCGTTGGGGAAATTGAATACATGACTTCGATCTTTGTACCGGCAACAGCCGGCGGATAGACGTAGTAAAAAACCGGCGTGCGATTGTCGTAAATAAAATGCTTGATGGTTGCGGCTTGGGTTTCGGAATGCCAGTTGGGGCTCTGACCGTCTAAAACATCACGGTCAACAATCCGGATTGCTCGCCCACCCGTGACGCCATCAGATCCCAAATTGCGGATTACGTCGAGAAGGCGAAATCCATTGGCTGGCAGCGATTGCTTGGTTCCAGCCGCAAGAGTTATTGAAGCAATTGTGACACTTGCATCAGGGCGCATCATGGCGACAATCTTCTGAGCGTCGTTGATCCACCTCACCAACTCGCTGTTGATCCATCGAGTTTCATCCTGATCATTCAGGATGATGCGGACCCGCGAAGTAATGTCAGATACTTTCACTGTGTCTACCTTTTAGGTTTTAAATCACGTCAGACTGTGCCGCTTGCTCTTCTTTGATCTGAGCGGCTTTGAGCTTCAAAGCGGTCTTCCAATGCAACTTTCTCCCTGGCTCAACCGGTGTCTCGTCACCCGATGGTTCGATTGCTGATTCAACAATTTCTTCGTACCATGGGCGTTCATCAATAACACTTTGGTCAAAAACCGAGACCATCCCATTGCGGGTGTTAACCATTGTCCGTAGCTTCACTCTTCGCCATCCATATAAGAGTCTTCGGGCCAAACTAATACCGGCGTATGAAGGCCCATGTACGCGCCTTCAATATTGAATTCAATGTATTCGCGAGCTTGCATGGGGTCCATGTCAGAATCGCGGATCAAACATGTCCTAATCTTTTCTGCGTCGTAGACCAATACATCTACGGACTGCCCATCTCTCCAGATATAGGCGGGACCAATAATGGCTTCGTCAAACCCATCAATCTTTAGCAAAACATTTCACCCATAAAAAAAGGGAGAGCTTTCGCCCTCCCTTTCCCACTTCTAAAGAAGTTACTTGGTTACGACTGCGGCAACCAATGCTTCTGGCTTGACCACTTTGTAGCCAAACACATTCAGACCACGCATGATGTTTCCAAACGTGGTGGTCGAACGAAGCGTCTCAACGTTGGTAATCTGCGATGCGAACGAAACCGCATCACGAGTACCAGCAACGATGGTGGTTTTTGAACTTGCGGTATACAAGTTGTTAGACACGTACAAAGTGAAGCGATCAATCATCCCCATCTTGCCGTTACGCAGGATGGAAGTGTCGTCGCCCGTCAAGTACGCTTGCTTCAGATCAGAGTTCTTGATCAGAGCGCCCATCCATGCTGGGACAACCAACCAACGACCTTCTTCTGGAACGTTCTGCTCGTCCAGCGCTTGGCCCATGTTCAAGATCGTGTCGAGGACATTGCTCTTGGTCAGGGTGATTGGAGTTGCTGTCACACCCAGTGGGATGTTGCCGGAGATCGCGCCAGCCGAATTCCCTTGGTTAGCCGCAGCCGCCAAAGGAGTGGTGGAAGCGCCACCAGTAGCCAGAGCGGTCAAGACCAAACCATCGATGGCGATCTTCATCTGCTGCGCCGCGTCGTTGGTGAACATGTCCATCAACTTCACGTCCGCCTGGACTTCATCAACATCGTCCACCACGACACTGAAGTACTTGCCATTGTCAATGGTCAGGGTAATCGGGGTCGAAACGGGGACTTGGTTTGCAAGGCTCATGCCCTTGGTGTAATCACTGATCGTGATCGTTGGGATGGTACGGATGTAGACCTTGTCGCCCTGCGACTTGATCTCGCCTTCCCAGTCGTTGTTCGTAATCTCACCGAGAACGGTGGACTTATAGAACTTGACCTGGAGCTTGCCCGACCAAATCTCTGGAACAAAGTTTGCACCGTACGAGTTGGTCGTCGAACTGGATACGTAGTATCCGCTAGTTACGCCTACTGCCATTTGAATCACCCTTCATAGGTTGCCCATACGCCAGTCGGTCCTATCCGTTAACGGATGCGGTTCTCCAACTGTGCTGCATGGATGTCTGCTTCAATGGCAACCATTTGCTTATCCGAAATCTCACCCCGTCGTGCCTTCCCGTAGAAGTCTGAGATCTCATTGCGAGTCCAGATTTTCTTCCCCGGTGGTGGCGTCGAGACAGTTCCCGTTGCCGGGACTACCTGAGACTCCAAAGATCGCGTAGCGGTTGCCGCTTTTTTCTGCGACATGTCTTTCCACTTATTGAAGAAGCGTGCTGCTCTTGATGCGTCTTTCATACTCACTGCATCGTCAAGCGAGTCCTGGCGCTGCTTGCCCGTCAGTTCGTCGTATTCGGCAAGCCAGTCGAGGAACCCCCGGTCTTTGTTCATCTCCTCCCAGTCTGGAACGCTTGATGCCAACCTCTCATAAAAGTCGACTTCAATTGTCCTGACGTTTGAAGCTTCAAACCGGTCAAGCTTGGCTTTCAAAGATTCGATGACAGAGTCTTTCTCTGACATCTCTTCCCTGGCTGCTCGGCGGATTAGATCCACCAGCGGCTCACCAAACTCTTCTACCTCTTCCTTCTTGACGAGCGACTCTCTGGGAGTGTGCTTCGCTGCCCGTAGGGACTCAATCTCTTGCTCAATGCTTTGCAGCTTTGCAGTCAGCTCTCTATTTGCAGCAGCTAATCGCGGGACCTCGGCGTTGTACTTGCCGGTAAGAGACCGATACCGCTGCTCCCAACTTGGGTCTTCCTCTGCCAGAGGAGCCGCTGTGGTTTGCGATTCAGTTTCGAGTTCCGCTTGGGGGGTTACCCCATATTCAGGTTGTTGGTCGTTGGCCGCGACCTCACCCTCTGATTGCTCTACGTTTGTAGCTGCGCTTCGCTGTGCGAGTAACTCATCAGCACGTTTCTCCGCCTCGATGACGGCGCGTGGTAATGCCATGTCTTTCCTTTGTGCATATCGCCAAGACGTGTTAAAGCCGTTGCCGGTTTTTTAACCCGCCTCAAACGGTGCGGTTTGCCACACTAAAGCCGTGTGGCTGACTTATCTCCCAAAATGGGAGAATCCTTAGCGGCGAACGACTGACCTTGCAGCTTTCGCCGTGCTTAAAAATTCATGCAGCATCTGGGATGCACCCTGCTGCCATCGCAACAACACCTCATCCTTGATTGACGGGGTTGCGTAATGCAATTCCGCCAAGGAGGTGTTGAGCCAATCAGTCACCAAACGAAACTCTTCGTTGGTCTCAAGAGACGCCAAAGCAGATAGCACTCGCATGTCCGCTTTGGCAAGCATCATTTTTTGTAATCCTGCGGGGATCTTTGTCCCCCACGCGTTGAAGGAGCGTTCCCGGCCATCATCGGTAGATCCTTGCAAACGTAACCCCCATCAGCCATCTTTGCAGTCGAAGCGTACTGAGACGGGCTCATGCGCCCACTTGCCAAAGCTTTGCCAGTGGCCATCAGACTGGCAGGAGACTTGGAGTCACCTTCAGACTTCTCACCCCTGACGTACGCCTTGGGAGACACCTTGCCGGCGCGGACAGCTTTGGCTTCTGCCATCTCTTCCGCTTTGTTGTCCTTACCCGCGAATGGCTTGGTCAACATTTTTTACCCTTACCAACCTTGCCGCCGTTCTTGTAGCCCTGTGGCATGACTGGCATCCCACCCTTGGCGGGCATTGCGCCCTTAGCGGGAGCGCCCTTGGCGGGCATGGGCATTGGTTTTTTCATCATTGCATGACTCCGTTCATGGTGTTCGCATCTGTACCGCCAGCGGGATTGCCGGCTTGGTCAACCGTGACTGGTGCTTGTGGTTGCTGCGCAGCCATTGCTGCTTGAGCCATCTGCGCTTGCTCTGCTTCAAACTTAAGCTCCTCTGGATCTTTGACAATCTTGTCCGTATCCATCTGCAAGCTCTTGGCGACCTCGCGTAGCAGGTAAGCACGCCCCTCCATCCCAACGATCTGTAGATCCACCGGGTTGGCAGTGGCTTGCAAGAACTCATTTCGGCGCAGACTGATCTGCTCTTTAGCAATCAATCCCATCGCACCCTTGGCCACAACCTGGAAGTCACCCTTGATGTACTCATCTTGGTCAAACATCATGTTGTGGATGTAGAGCCGCTTGACTACACCTGCCACCGCACGATCAATCGTGGCAATGGCTTGCTTGATTCCCTTAGCCGCGTTGTCCATCAGCATCGACAGACCCGACGCCGTGCGACCAGCACCAGAGACGCCACTCGATCCGTACACATAGTTCGGGATACCCGTGACCTCATCGGCTTGCTTGGCAAACTGGGCGTATACGTTCATCAGAACGTCTGCATTCATGTTTGGCTGGTAGAACCTCACCGCAGGTTGCCCGCCGCCCGTGCGGTCTGTAGTGACCTGCCAGAGCTTCCACGGGTAGATGCTGGTGACGTCCTCGCCATCGGGCAATCGGTCTACCGTAACCTCGACCTGGGGGCCAGAGGCAATCCCCATGTTGTTGGCCAGAGCCCGCGCCGATGCGTTACACATCATCTGCACATCACGCATTTGCTCTGGTAGAGCCACACCCCAGAAAGCACCTGGGATCTCATTCCACTGGCTGACCTCGTATGGGCGCTTGCCCAACGGATCTGGATTCAAAACCGCTTTAATTACGTACGGACCAATTTGCCACGCGTTGATCTCGTACTCTTTATCTGACTTGATGTCTGACTTGGGCATGCCCCAGTCAAGCAACTTCTCACCAGACACCGAGCCCCAGAACTCCAGCGCCTCAATCACCGCGTCGTTGTAGAGGCGGCTATGGGGCTTGCCCTCAAGGTTGTCGCGCTCTTGGTCGCCCATAAGCCACGTACGGAACCCCTGATCGCCAAAGCGCTCCAGCGCTTGGTCGATGTTCTCGTCGTTGTACCCCGGGACACCCTTCATCGACTGTAGCTCTGATCGGCTCAGCCGGTGCCGCTCGATCATCCAACCATCGTTGGGACCGCCGCTGTTGGGGGAGGGGTAGATATCAAACGGCGCGACCCGTGCAAACTCACGAACAAAAGTCGTGGTCACAACTGGCGTATACCCCGGACCCCAGGTCATCTTCTTGCGCCTGCGGACCACAGGTCCCTTCAGGATTGCGCAAGGGTAGGTAACAAAGTCATCGATGTAATCCCGGAACGCCGCGTCGAAGTTGCCGTCCGACATCTGATCGTCAATCTTGTCGCGCATGCGCTGGGCGTTGTTCTTCGCCTCTTCGCGCAGCTTGACCAGAATCTCATCGTGGACTTGCTCCATCCGTACCCGGAAGGTCTCTGGGTGGATCGCCATCCCAGACTGCAAGTAGTCCATCGCTTCGGTTTTGACCAGATCAATGATCGACATCTTGATCTCTGGCGGGACCTCCGGGTCGTGAGACACAGTCAGATCAAACGGGCGTTGACCCGAGACCGTCATCACATCCTTGATCCAACTTGCCGCCGCCCGACACTTAATATCCGAGAGACGCATGTAGATGTCAGAGCCGCCAGTCTTGGCGATCTCCATCTGCTTGTCTGGGTCGTAGACCCCACGGCGCTGGCGCTCACACTTGAGCAGCCGCTCCGTGATCTCTTGCTTGGCAAACTTGGCGCGGTCCCAGCATCCGTGGATATACGCCGCCAGTGCCGTCTCGACGAACTCAAACCCATCGCCCTTGGGCGATTGGATTGACATCTCCACCTCAACCGGCGGAACCGCCAAAACAACACTCATGTCCAACCTTTATTAGACGCCGTCTTGATGGGTTTTGCCCGGACTGGATTTAATCCAGACCTCACCCGCAGACAGGCGTACTGCAAAGCATCTTGTATGTGACTTGAATCGTCTTTGAGCGGTCGATCTCGGAACCGAGATGGACCAGACACCTTCAGTCTTTCGTAGCGATAGCGCCCGTTAAAACCCCGCCGAAGCTCACGGCAACGTGGGTCCAAGATGAACCCCGGAAGACCATCCGCCATCCGAGTCAAGAAGTACGCCACAGATTCCCGGCGCGGAATCCAGTCGTTGGTGTTAGCTGGCTCCGTGGGAATACCGCATTCCAACAACTCTTGAAAACACGTGCGCTCATCGGTCTGTGACCTGATGGCCCCAGCCGGGTCACCCGCCGAGAACCGGGCAAACCCACCAAACTCGTTGACCAAAATTGGTCTCACGATGTCATTGGCAAATTGGCGTATCCCCATGTCCTGGGAGACGATCTCCCGAAGAACAACCAACTGTCCTCTTGGCGTCATCTGTGCAATCACACAAGCCGGCGTTAACCCAAAGTCCCAACCCAAAATAATCGGTAGACCCAGCGTCGGTTTGAGCGGCTCAGTGGCCACATGAATCTTGTCCCTGAACTCAGGGAAGACCGGCTTACCATCCGCCGTCGTCCCGTAGTTGCCCAGCAAAAACACATTGATCCAGTCGTCGCTCTTAGCGCCAAGCTGGTTCAAGTAGTACTGATGCCCGCCGGGAAGGTTGTCTACGTTTTCCGCCTCCGGATTCGGCTTGTACTCGTCGCCTTCCTTGTACAACCCGCCCGCTTGCCGAAAAAACCTCCAACCATCAGGTGTATCCTCTTCGGCAATCTTGTAATACCAAGAGTCGTCATCCGGTGGGTTGGTGTCCAAGATGACACCAGACCAAGTGGGCCCACCCTTGAGCTTGGACGGATACCGTCCAACCCGCTGGGTCACCATGTCAAAGATCTCTTTCGGAACCTCAGACGCCTCGTTGATCCACGCACCCGTCAACTCCAGGGACCTGAGCTTTCCCGTCTCAGTCGCTTTATCAAGCGCCAAGAAGAGAACCTCAAGCTCCATCGAAGTTCCATCCCCAAGATCATTGATCTTCATGGTGGACGTGATTGGCGTATCCCAACGCATGGGAGCTACGTGAGTGGGAAACCAAGTCTCCCAAGTCTTGATCGTCGTGGACTTCAACTCCGGATACGTGTTCCGGATGATCGCCCACCGGCTGCGGCGCACCCCGTCATACGACGGCTTTTGCCGCAGCGCCCGGGCAACAATCTCCACACAACAAGAACTCGACTTGCCGCTGCCGACCGGACCCATTAAGCCCCGTACAAAAGCATCCGATGCGTGGAAAGACTTTGCAGAAGCTCCCGGGGGCGAGTAGTTGATCGCCTCCGTGGAACCCGTTGCAACTGTCACTTAACCTCTTCTTGAGGAACATTCAAATTGAATGTGATCCCTTGGATACCAGTATCCATTTTGACGTCACTCAGATTCGGTAACGACTTATCAAGAAGAATCTTGATCGCAGTTAATTGCGTTGGGGCCAGTTGTATGGAGCCGTCAATGTGACCCATCAGACGATTCACTAACGTGCTGGCTTGTATCTTCAAACGAACATCATCTTGATGTCTCGTTCTTAGGCGAGCAGCCATAAGTTCCTCTTATAGAGACTATTCTCCAGAATGCCGGAATCATATGGTTGCCGTTTGAACCTTGGTGCGCCATTACTGGCGCAATAAGGTAATAGATGCAAAAGAATCTTATGGCAGCAATGAAGCAACACCCCCCAGCGGGGTGTTGCTTAATGGCAGCTAATAATTTTTATGGATTGCAATTAAGCCCCGGGGGGCATCTGCCGTTGGTCCACTAGGGTGGCGTGGCGAGGTGGGGCAATCTGGATGGCAGCAAGGTTGCGGAGCTTTTGAAATTAAGCAGCTTTGATTGGGGGTAGGAATGCGCGTGTGGGGTGCCGACTGCGCGTGTGGGGTACCTACGCTGTTTCTTAATACCCCCGTGCCAGCAGAGCCGTGGTCCATGGCAGGGTCTGTCGTCAACGGCTTGGTACCCACGTTTGCCTCAAGCCGTGACGTTTGCTACCAAAAGGTTTGCGGCGTTAGACATCTGTAATCCGTAGATAGCCGCCCTACAAGCCAACTTAGCCACCGATTGTGCCCATTTTGTGACCTAACAGAGCGTGGCAAGACCATGTTTTGCACGACTGCACAGGGGTAACGACGCGTGCTCGACGCGCAGGACTGCCGGCAAGCGCGGCACAACCACACACAACCCAGTTCTCTCTTCCCTAACCCATTGTCTTCAAACAGAAACATCCAGCTAACCACCTCTCTCCTTACCCCTTCGGAGTTGCCTCCTTCTGACGAAAGGAGGCCCCTCCTTTTTTTATGCTTTCTATAGGAGAAAAGCACATGGTTACGTCGAAACAAGTCGCGTTTGGATCATCACTCGGTCTCACGTTTGCAGCAGACTGCACAAAAGAACAGGCGTCTGCGCTAATCACCCAAGCGCTTTCAGAGCGCAACGCTCCCAAGGTCATCACCGACCGCATGAAAGTCAAGCGCTTCGCCGTGGGCGCTCAGTACGGCTGGAAGGGCTCTGAGGACGACGCAAACGGCTACGCCTACGCAAACCTTCAGATTGACCTGCTCGACAGCTTAGCGGCGCTAGACGCTGCCAAGCGTGACGGCGACAGCGCTGGCCAACTTGATGCGCTTGAGTCTCTCGTCAACAAAGTGCGGCTGCGCTTGACGACTCCGCTCAAGAGCACGTTGCCCGCTTTCGACGAAGAGCCGGCTCCCTTCTAAGCCACTGCGGCGTAGCGACCACGAGGTTGCTACGCCCAGCACAACCGATAGACCAGGCGCTGCAGCACCAGACACGGTGTTGCAGCGCACGGCTTTCCCGGTTGCCAATCTCGACTCAATCAGTCCACGCGCCCCAATCAATGGGGCTTTTTCATTTGGAGAATCAAATGATCATCAATCGTCAAGCAGCTTTCACGCTGCTAGAAAACACATACCTGCGCGAAATGATTCAAGAATTGTCGCAACAACGCGATTCCTTGGTGCAAGAGCTTGCGGATGCGCAACAAGAACTGCACATGTCTTCAGACAGCTACGCAAAACCCCTTCGGCATCAAATGGAGTACTAAACCATGATCAACAAGTTCAATTACTTCCGCGAGTTCATGGAACTGCTGTTCACTGCCGTCGGGATCTTTGCCTGTGGCATTGGCTTGGGATGGGTACTTATTCAATGGTTTATGGAGTAAACGTAATGGCAACGACAATACGAGAAGACAACTACATAGACGCCCTCGACGCAGCGTATCGCTCACTGGAAGACGGCAGTGTTAGCAAAATTCATACAGGAAGGGATAGCAGGGGGTTAAAAATTATCTGGGCTTTGTCTGACCAAGGTCCGAATTGGTTCACCTGGTATAGCGAAGCGGATAGCGAGTACATAATGGAGGCGGGCTATGAGGCTCTACATTCAAACGCAGTATAAAGAAAACTACGGTGCCCACGACTGGGACGGGGAAGGCGAGTGCCCTCAACGGTGGAAGTTCAAGGGCGGGATTGACTACATGATTCCGCTGCCATACGACATGCCAAGCAATGCATTGATTCAAATGATCACAGAACTAGCTGCGGTACACGTTGAAAGAAAGAACTACTACTGCGAGGAGTATGTCATTCACGCGGACGTAGTTCCAGACGACTACCTAACGTGGGAGGAGAAGCAGCAACTGGAATGGGAGGGGTGTATCGAGCACCCAGCCAGGAGGCTCACGCTACAGGAGATTGGCATGGCGGTGTAGCGCCACAAGACACGGGGTCTACAAGCCCCGTGTTTCCAAGTTCCAATCTCGTCTCAATCAGTCCACGCAACCCGGGGTTAACAAGATTAACCGCCGGGTTTTTTATTTAGGAAATCAAATGAGCTACTTCACTGACGGTTATGACCACGTTTACAACGACAAGAAAAGCGGCTTCGATATCCGACTATCTGTAACAGATAACCCATGGATTACAGCAGACGACGTCGGCTTAAAGATGTTCAGAGTACAAGCGCTGAAGTCTGGCTTTGACCTTGGTCAAGCTTACCTTGGCGGCTGCTCTGGCTACAAGAAAGACGTGGATTTTGTTGGCAGCGGTTACTACGAACAGATGGTTGACGAGGCAATCTCTGACGCCAAGAAAGCAATCATTGAATTAACAAAGGACTAACCAAATGAAACTCACAGTCAAAGTAACCAAGGTGTACGGCAACATCGTTGTCTACCCAATGTGTGAGCAATCCAGAATCTATGCCGCAATAGCTGGCACCAAAACCCTTACGCCAGCCACGCTAGAACTCATTGAGCAGCTTGGCCATGAGGTAGTCACCATCGCTCCTGCTCGCATGTTCTGGACGCCAAAGATGACGTGGCAAGAAGCCGCCGAATGCATTGTCTAACCAACTAACCATGCCCGAGAGTTCGCCCCCCTTTTCGAGAGGGGCGTCCTCTCTTTTTATTTTAGGAGTTGATATGGACAGATGGCAGCATCACGTAGAAGAAGAGATTGTCGAGGCGTATGACGTCTTCAGAGTACTCGACATCATGCACGCGCTTAGCACCATGGAGTCAACCGGTCTAACGCCAGAAGACATTGCCGACACTCTAATGAATTCAATTGAGAAAAGGCACAAGTCAATATGAACTATCTGACTATCTCAAATCCAAAGACACAGAAGGGTGAGTCCGCCGGATGGGTCACCTTCATCATGCACTTTGCACCCGCCAGCGATTCTGGCTACAACGTGTGCGGACACAGCACAACCGAGTGCCGCCATCTGTGTCTTAACTGGGCGGGTCGTGGCAAGTTTGATCGCACTCAAAACGCACGCAAACGCAAGACGCGTGAGTTCTTTGAGCATCGCAAGCTATTCATGGCAAACCTCGTCAAGGACGTATCGAGAGCGGTCGGCTATGCCAGCAGGCGTGGCAAAAAGCTGGCGGTACGGCTCAACGGTACGTCAGACATACCTTGGGAATCTATCCGATGTGGATCGTTCAAGAACATCATGGAACGGTTTCCGTTTGTGCAGTTCTATGACTACACAAAGATACCCGGGCGCACCAAACTGCCATCCAACTACCACTTGACGTTTAGTCGCTCAGAGGTAAACGACAAACGCTCACTCAAAGAATTGGCGGCTGGCAATAACGTTGCCATGGTGTTTGACAAGGTGCCAACCACATTCAATGGCTACCCAGTCATCGATGGCGATGATAACGACTTACGTTTTCTCGACCCCAGTGGGCACGTCATTGGTCTCAAGAATAAAGGACGTGCTGTTAACTCTCAATCCATGTTTATTTTAAGGAACTCAAATGACGGATCTCACCACACCCTCGCTGCTTGACGCATTGCTCGACGACATTGCCAATCGCGTTCTAACCAAGTTGCGTATCAACGGCATAAGCGACGTGCCGTTTGCCGAAGCGTTTGCAAAAGAACTGCTGTCGCATTCCAAATTCAGCGAATCGATTGACAAAAGAGTTTCGGAAGAAGTTGTGGCGTACATGGAAAATCTTGTTTACACCGATGCATTCAGCACCGCCGTACAGGATATCGCAAAAGGCGAAACGGAAAAGTACATGGAAAGCAATATTGATTTCTCAAACAACCATCGGCTTACGTCTTATATTGAATCAGTTGCTGACAACCAAGTTGAACTTTACATGAAAAATGAGTTCGACATCGAGTGCGAAGTTAGAGAAGCCATCGACAACCTCACCTTTGAAGTCACCCTGTCTTAATCAAGGAGCCAGCAATGAAAGCAATCGTTAATCTGTCCTGGGGTCGCACCCAATTTGAAGTCCCGTTCAAAGACCTTGAGTTGTTTCTCAAGATCGTTCGGGGCAACGCCGTCAACCGGCAGTGGACTGGAGATGACAGCAGGTACTACAAAGAAACACAAGACGACAGCGTCCGCGTTGACATCATCGAAACAATTCATCCCCGCGCCTTGTCCGACGACGAGATTGAAGCAATCAAAGAAGCCAAACGCTTGGCTAAAAAGCAAGAAGAAGCGGCAACAACCTGACCGTTGCATTAACCGCTAAACGAGCCCCACTTCGGTGGGGTTTTTATTTTCTAACCAGTAATTTCATATCACTCAACTAAGGATCATCATGAACGCAGTCACCCATATCGAGCAAGCCGCAGTTACCTCCGCATTCAAGGTCGATGTCATGGCCGGTGGTCACGACGGTCGTGTCTCTTCGCAGTGGTACAGCCGCCCTGCCGATCAACGCTTCTTGTCCATCACAGACCTAGCCGCACATGTCAACGCACGGTCACATCGTGCAGCGCAAGAGGTTGTCGATGTCCGCGACATCCGCGTGATGGCAAGCCGCGAGGATTCCGACAAGCTGTCGCTTGAGTTCAACAACAACGTTGTCGAGCCAACCAACTGGTCATTCGGCCAACTCGCTACGCTTGCTCAAGCACCGGCTGGTTACCTGCGAAAGCTGCCGGCTTACCTCGCTGGCGTCAACATGAACTATGGTCTCAACAACCTACGCTCAGAGAACGCCAAGCTTTACTACAGCGATGACCAACTGCTTGCTGCTACTGGTCCCGAGTACGGTCGGGTCTACGACCGAGAGCTTGTCGCAGCAGTGCAGCGCATTGCCGGCAACGGCGTGTCAGACACCCGCTGGAAGGTCCCGGGCGCGATTGATTGGAGCAACGGGACGTACAACCCTTTCGTCAACCCAACGGTTGATTCAACGACCTTGTACGCCTCCGACCGTGACGTATTCATGTTTTTGGTTGACGACACGCACCCCATCGAAGTCGGCAAACTCAAGAACGGTGACCCCGATCTTGTGTTCCGTGGGTTCTACGTGTGGAACTCAGAGGTTGGCAGCAAGACGCTTGGTATCTCGACGTTCCTGCTGCGCGGTGTCTGCCAGAACCGCAACATCTGGGGCCAGCAAGACAAGAGCACGATGGCTATCCGGCACAGCAAGAATGCGCCAGAGCGGTTTGCCCGTGAGGTCGAGCCAAGCTTAATCGAGTACAGCAACCAGTCCTCGATGGGCATCGTGCTTGACATCAAGCGTGCCAAAGAAGCAGTCGTTGCCACCAAAGATGACGACCGCGTCGAGTTCCTTGGGCGCAATGGGTTCAGCGCCAAGCAAGCCAAGACCATCATCGACCGTGTCATTGCAGAAGAAGACACCAAGCCAACGTCAGTGTGGGACTTCGTCCAAGGCATCACGGCAGTAGCACGTGACGTCAAGCACACCGATGACCGGCTCGATATGGAACGTGCTGCCGGCAAGCTGATGGAAAAAGCTATCCGGTAATCAACAACTCAAGCAATCAGGGCGGCTGTGCAAACGGTCGCCCTTTTTTATCGAGGAAATTTATGGAAACCAAAGCTAATTGGGATATCGAGATTCAGTACTGCGAAATAATGGAGATAAAGAAAGATGGAGTGGTAATTGGATGGCAACTACCCTATCAATCAAAAATTCCAGATGATCAAAAAACACTACATGTTGTAGAAGTGAAAAGGTATACGGCAGACGGAGAGTGTTTCGACTATATCGAGGACCACGACTTTGAAACATGGGAAGAAGCTGACGCAAAGATAGCAGAGCTAAAACTCAAGTACCCAGGCGCTGAAGTCTACGACGACTAAAAGGAAACCAACATGGAACTAAGGGCTGACCTAACAAACGACGACGACCTGGAAACAATCAGGAAGATTCACGACAACGAAGGAGGACCAAGGTCTGCATACGCATGGGCAATTGGCAGGGAAAGACTCGAAAGGGGCGTCCACGTGGGAGGAGAAACGACCTACTACCGGGACTACATTACTTACGATCTAGACACCAACGACGTCACTGACTTCATCATTGACTTCTACAACGCGTACAACAAGCGCTTCGGAATCACTTATTAAGGATCAATCATGACACCAGTCGAACTCAAATCTTTCCGGCAAGGAATCTTTTCAGAGCGCGAGACACTCAGAGAAGCGCTTGAATACGCACACATGGTGGCAAAAGGATCTGATCATCCACCGGCAGTTCTTGCCGCCGTCTATGTTGTGCTCAACACGGTGATCAACGTGCTTAACAAAGACGCAATCAACATCCACTAACGAGGCAAACATGAAGGTTGTTGGAGAGAAAGAGCATCACTTCTTTGGATCAAGCATCATGGATTGGCAATGCACGACTGAAGACCGAGACCTGCGTGGGCTGATCAATTTCTTTGAGGTACGGGGCTATCCATATTCAATCTACATGGTGCCGGGACCGCACGACAGAAAGTACAAGATCGAACACTACAAACCAGTAGTCAATAATCTTGTTTGCCTAGGGGTCTTCGACCCTGCGTTTCCGAGCGACTGACAAACAACAGGCCAGCGGGGGTAACACCCTGCTGGCTTGTAACTTAAAAATCTCGCGGGCGTCTCAATCAGTCCACGCAACTGGGCTCAATTCGATCAGCACTTCCACCGACGCAGCGATGCTTTCGCCCGCTCAGCGTCACCCTTGGCGTGCTTGACAACACCCTCCATACGGGCGCAGAAGCTGGCTCTACGCCCCTTATCAGCTTCCGTCTTGGGGTTAGGTGCCGGCGCTTGCAGGTTGCTTCCTGTGGCGGCGTTGTACTTGGCTCGCCCTTTAGCTGTCAGACCAGCGCCTTCTTTTGTGGGTAGCTTCTCACCCCTGCCGACTGCAAGTGACGGCTTCTTCATTTCTTCTTCGCCGTCTTGGCTGAGTCTTTAAAATCCTGGGCAGTTGGAGCGCCAGGAGCACCTGGCTTTCTCATCTTCTCATTCGACCCGGCTTTTATCCGCTCCCTCTTGGCATTGATATTAGAATACAAACCTTGCTTAGCCATGAACTGACTCCCTGTTAAAACTAAATGATCGAGCGCGTCTCAATCAGTCCACGCAACTCTCACTCGTTACACCCATTACTTCGCTGTCGCCATTATCTATCTTCAACCACACCGCCAAGTCATCTAGCGCCCTAATCATTGCGCCTTGCCCAGAAGGGTTAAGGATTCCTCTGATCTTATGCGCTTGATATTGCGTGATGCTGGCTTCTGACGCGCACCGACGAACGCTGCTGCTTAATAAAATTCTACGAACCTGCAGCTTGTTTAGCCCCATCCTGACAACCTCGGGATGCTGCGTCAGACTCATCGCCAATATGCGAGCACACACTTTCTGCTCGCGAACATTCCCATACGTTAGAAACACCCACAGTTGTTGGTCCATCGGCATCCTGCTGATCCGACCAAAGATCATCCCGGCTTGAGCGTGGAAGTCCCACGCAGTCAGCTTCATAGAGTTTGGATTCCGATGCTTGTCTTTAGACAAGAAAACACCGGTTGGCATGGAAAGGATCTGCCGGCTCCGGGTGCGGAAGGCAAACCTTAATGCTGCATCAGGCGAGCTAAACAAGGCGGGTCAAGACGACGTCGAGTCGGTCTTCCTCGGTTGACCAAAGTTTCTGCGCCGTGATCTTGGTGATCTGGCAGTCATCAAAAAATATGGTTCTATTCAATGAGTCCCCGACGATCTTTAGAACATTATCTAAATCTGGCTTACCGGGTTCCCTTAACCCCGCGATGGCAGCTTCTCTGTCAGCTTTTTTCCAGCTCTTGGGTATCTTGTATGTCGCCGATAATTCAAGCGCTACAGGCCCCGTCCATGGCTTTGTGTCCTGCATCAACGGCGTTGCTTTATCGCGCAGCACAGACTCGTAAGATTTGGTTGCCGGCGGGGTGATAGCCGCTCCAGTCTTCTTGACAAAGTGCGGTCGCCCCTTGCCAATCACCCTCCCGTAGACGGTGAAGGTTACCCGCCGAACGTCTTGCGCTCTAGCCGTTCCGTCGCTTGATTCGTCCGCCATATCTCAATCTCCATTTCAATCCGTTTGATCTCAAGACGTAGCCGCTCGTCAGACTCAACCGCTCTTTCTAGAGAAAGAAGATGATCCAAAAATTCCTGTCGGCAGAGAGCGTCTCGCTCCTGGCCAGACACTGAGCTTGAGCCCTTTCGCTCAGCGTCTTTCATGAGCAAAGCGATCAAGGACTTTTTATATTCCTCAAGGTAAACGCGCTTTGCTTTAGCCGCCGGGTATTCATCACCAGCTTTCGCGTACTTCCGAAGCAGTGCATCAATATCACTCAAGCGTTCATCTCCTTGAGTCGTTGCTCGACTGCGCGTGCAAAATTGATTGGGCCCATTGGTCTGGGGTAGGTGTGAACAATCTCTTTTATTTCCTCATCCGTCAGAGCGACCCACGCTTTCTTCGTGTCTGCTTTGACCTGCTCATGCCCGAGTTCGCGGTCAGTCATAGCCAACTCCCTTGCAAAACATATTTTTTCTTACCCTTTTCCCATACATCAATCTGCCGTTCCTTGAGTTTTAAACGCTTGGCGTAGTACCGCGCACGACCTAAATGTTTAGTTGCAATAAAGTTTCTGCCGCCGCCTTTGGGGTAATCAATCCAACGACAACATACGTAATATAGTTTCTTGGACCAGCAGTGTTTCATTTCTCTCCCCTTTTGCGGTTCATGGTTTTCCCGTTCGGTAATTTTGATTCACAATTAGTAGTCTTTCCTGCGGATTTTTCCCGTTCGGTAATCATGCAATCTTGTCCTTAAAGCCGCTTGTGGCTAGTCGTTTGAAGCAAGACTCACATTTCCAGCGGAACGCGTTGCCCTTAGATGTCGGAACTTTGTGGAGCCCGGGATTCACACGACATTGCTGACAATTAGGTTTCACTGTGCTTGCTCTCCAATCCGAATAATCTCTACTTCTGAATCCGTCTCAATCCAAACCCGAGCACCGCAAGCCAGTGGTTTATCCGGCGCATAGACAACCCTGCTAGGCCCATTGATCACGGCTTCATGGGCGTACTCGTTGTCTTTGTATGTCTTCACGGTAAGCACAGGGTCTTGCCGTCCACTCTTAGCGTTCGCCTTCACAACGTGCTGGTTAACGTGAATCACGGTTCTCATCTCGTTCCTTCAGTTGTGCGCTAAGGCGGCGGTGGAAGGTCGTTTCGCTGTCGTCCGCGCTAACTAGCCAGTCAATCCGATGCACGTAGATATAAGCTCGCCGCAGCAAGTCAACCGCACGATTGAACTCGGCAATCGTTTCCTCCTTGTACTTGTAATCCCAGTCGGTTGACTCCTCGTTATCGAGAATGAACTGCTCGATGTCGTCGGCAATTTGTTGCAACTTATATTGGTCGAAATCAAATCTTCCTCCGCTCATGACAGCTCCTTCTTGATGATTAATCGCCCTTGAGAGCGTTTGTATAAAGTGGGATACAGTTCTCGGGATAAGCCATGCAGTCCCACAGCACGCCTTTGTTGTCCATAAACGCTACTGGCTCTTGAGCCTGTCTCGACTCGATGTATTCCCGAAGCTCCCCAATCTCTTCTAACAGTCGGGTAACGAGCATCATTCGGGTAAGAACACCGCCATCGTTGTCGGGGTGGTCCTCGCACCGTTCCGAAAGGTTTTTGATGTCTTTGTACTTCATGATTTGTTGGCAGATGAGTAAAGAATTTCTTTCGTTGACTGGATGTCAGTCAACAATCCTGTTTCGACGCACGGCATTACGCCGTATCCAAAGTTCATCGGCACCGCACACCGCTCAAACTTCTCCCGGCTAATAGCACCAACGATATCGACGGTGGCTGGCCCATCCATCACGCACGATACGAATACATCGGCGTTGTTTTTATCCATGTCTTTGACAAACAGATAGGTTTGGGGGTACTGCTTGATCCGCGTCTTAACCTGCAACGAATACCCGTTGACCATCAGGTCACTGCCGCCGTCACCGAATCGCTTGACGACCATCTCAAATGGCACACCGAATGCAGTGCAAACTGCTGCTTCCCCCAGGGTGCCGACCAGGTTGAGTTCAAAGTCGCTGCGAGACGAATCAACCCGGCGGTTAACAACTTCACCGGCTGCATTGAGCTTCGCCTTGTTCTCCGACACAGCAATCGCTGCGTCAACAGCAAGTCGGTACTGTTGAGGAGAAAAGGATATGCGCATCAACTTAACTTTTTAGCGTTTCTTTCAAGCCAAGCCGCCGTCCAAGGTCTTTCCCACAGTTGCATGTAACCAAGCTTTGCCCCCGCCGCGATAAGCTGCGACGTCATCCGCTCGTCGCAATCAAGACCGACCCAGGTTTCTCGCATGGTGTAGTGCGGGAGATATGTCGCTTGCGCCAGAGTGAGGATTGGCTGTGGTTTGACTTCATGGATTTCGGATTGAGACTGTGGCATTGGTTATTCCTTGCTGGGCAATGACGCCCCTGTTGACAGTTGTGGTTGCACGGTGGGCAATGATGGTTTGATTCTTTTAAAATCAACTCTTGTCTCGGTGGGCGGTACAAATCCATATCGTTTCCATGTCTCCAGTACGTTGACCTCGCGTCCACTACTTGTGTGCAGCTTCATGCATGTTCCTCAAGCGTCTCGTGGCGGGGCAGGTTACGTAAGACATAGACGTGTTCAGGTTCGTTGTTAAATAGTTTCTGGTCTCTTGTCTGCGTTGTCGAAAACGCCCAAACGTTTCTGCTGTTTGAGTTAACCAACCTGCGGTTGATGACGCCTTCGTTTGCCATCCGCGACATCAAACCAATCAATACTTTCTGTCGAGCACCTGGGACACAGACGTTTGGACCAGTGGTCTCCCCGTTCGCAATCAGAAAATTAATTAGCTCTTCTCGGAGGTCGCAATGTTTTCCCATGGTTCCAGTAATTTTGAAGGTGTGATTGATAGAACATTGGCCATCGCAAGCAGGGTCTTCATCCCCGGGAATTGCGTGCCGGCTTCGTAGCGGCAGATGTTTGATTTATCCACGCCACAATTCTTAGCAAGCTGACTCAACGACAACCCGCATGCAACGCGATGGCGTTTTACACGCCTACCAACGATGCTCATTAGCTCCTCTTCGCTCATAAAATCCTTAGTTAAATCGAACCCAACTCTGCAAACCGTCCGCAGTCCGAACGCCAACGCAGCCATGCCGTGCCTCGATTACCAAGCCACCGGCTCCTAACTTTTTGCACATGGACCTCGGTCACCGCTTGTGGGTCGGTGAGGTTTCGGTGGATGGCTACGATGTTGTCGGCTTTGTTAAAAAAATGCGCGGAGCCAGATACGGAGTAGCCATCTGGCACCGGGTAAGAGCCGTCTTTGTCTTTCAAAAGCTTTTGTGGATGCGCCACTAGCCAGACATGCACTGAGTGCTGGCGAGCAAAGGTGCGCAGTTGCGTGAGGAATGAAGAGACGTACTCCGTCTCATTGATTCCCTCCTTGCGCCGCGTGTGATCAAGCTCGTTATATGGATCGATGATCAAGCCCCGCATGCCGTGGCGTCGAACAAGCACAGCGGCTTTGTCTAGCACTGAGTCCAGCGATGGGGTCTCGGGCAAAATGAAATGGAAATGCTCGTGCAACCAAAGCTTGGCGTCACTGAACTCGGCGTCGGTTACTTCACCCGGGCGCAAGCGCTTCTGAAGTCTTTTCTCCAGCAGCTTGGCGGTGTGAAATGTCAGCGGCTGGTTCTCCGGAGAGCAGACGCCAAAGACCCAATCAGATGCTTC